GGGATATTCAGAAGCAGCACCAGTATTATTGGTAATGTCATCTGGTTCAGTATCATCTTCTTTAGCAGTATTATTCGCTACAGGAAGTGCAGGAACTTTATCAACTACAACAATGGTTTCAGATACAAACGGAAGATTTAAAATAACTTTACCAGGTGTATCGGCAATTTCAGCATCTTTAAAAGAATCTGATACGGATGATGTAGAAGCTGTATTTGGAACATCAGTTGCAGGTGCTAAAAAAGCATATGTTTATGGATATTTTAAAAATCACGATGATGTACCATTTAATGCAAATACAGTAGTTACTTTGAATGTATTGGGAAATCAATCATTTAGTGGTTCGTATGGTACGGGTGAAGCGTGTGAAGCACAAAGTCCTATAATCAAATCTCAATTAATAAGTGGTGATAGATATGACCTTTTCCAAATTGAAACAATTGGTGTAGGTACATCTGCAAACCAAAAAGTAAAAATTGGTATTACAAATATTAAAGCAGCAGGTTCAGTAGCAGGTACAGATTATGGTACTTTTACAGTTGTTGTAAGAGCATTTGGAGATACAAATAAAAAGAGAAACGTATTAGAAACATTTGCAAACGTTAATTTAGACCCTAATTCTCCTAATTTTATTAGTAGAGTAATTGGTGATAGAAAATTAAATATTGACGAATTTGGTAAAATTAGTGAACAAGGTGACTGGGTAAATCAATCTAAATATATTAGAATTGTAAACTTAAACCCAAATGCACCGGTACAAGCTATTCCATTTGCACATGAAGCATATCATTCGTTTATTTCAGCATCTTCAGCATTATTAGAAACATTACCATCTGTAACATTTGTAACTGCATCAGCAACACAATATGGTGGTATTGATTTGGATTTCAATAGTGATAATAAAATCTATATGAAACCAATTCCAAACGGAGCAACAAATGCATACAACGCAGATTTTGGATTAGATGCAACAGGTGGTGGTTCATTATCGGTTGGTTCATCTTTAGCACAATTTGTTGTAGCATTCCAACATGGTTTTGATGGTATCAGCCCGAAAACTCCAATTTACAAAGGTTCTGATATTAATCAAGGAAATACACAAGGATTTAATTTAACAAATTCATCATCATCTGGTACTAGCGCATATATGAAACACATCAACGCATTATCAAATGCAGATGAGTGGGATATCAATATGGTAGTAGCACCTGGTGTTACAAAAAATGACCATTCATATGTTCATCAAGCAATTGTTGATATGGTTGAACAAAGAGCAGATGCATTCTTCATTACCGAAATGGGTGATCCTGATGTAAACATCTCTACAACAATAGGTGGAACACTTGCAGGTGGGTTAGATACTAACTACGCAGCAACTTACTATCCTTGGGTTAAAACAATCGATATCAATACAAATAAATTAATCACAGTTCCACCATCAGTATTACTTCCAGGCGTATTCGCAGCAAACGATAGAGTAGCAGCAGAATGGTTCGCACCGGCAGGTTTGAATAGAGGTGGATTAGTAGGAGCAGTTGCTGTATTAGATAGATTAACTCAAGCGGAGAGAGATACATTATATGAAGGTAAAGTAAACCCAATCTGCCAGTTCCCAGGACAAGGTATCGTAGTATGGGGTCAAAAAACTTTACAAGATAAACCATCTGCATTGGATAGAATCAATGTAAGAAGATTATTATTGACTGTTAGAAAGTATATCGCTTCAACTTCGAAATATTTAGTATTTGAACAAAACAGTTCTGAAACAAGAAATAGATTCTTAAACATTGTTAATCCTTATTTAGAGGGAATCCAACAAAGACAAGGTCTATACGCTTTCAGAGTTGTAATGGATGAAACTAATAACACACCAGATGTAATTGATAGAAATATCCTTAAAGGAGCTATCTACTTACAACCAACAAAGACAGCTGAATTCATTCAAATTGATTTCAACATTTTACCAACTGGTGCAAGTTTTGGTGGATAATTTAAAAAACAAATATTTATATAAGAATAACAATTAAATAGAGAAAAAATGCCAGAAATATTAGAGTTTGATAAAATGTTTTATAAGAATTTTGAACCAAAACTTGGTAACAGATTCATTATGGAAATCAATGGTATCGAATCATACATTATCAAAACAGCAAGTAGACCAACTTTCACATCAGAAGTAGTTGAATTAGACCACATCAATGTAAAAAGAAAGATTAAAGGTAAATCAACATGGGATGATGTTAATATCACTCTTTATGACCCAATTGTACCATCAGGTGCACAGCAAGTTATGGAGTGGATTAGAAGTTCACATGAGTCATTGACAGGTAGAGATGGATATAATACATTTTACAAAAAAGATATTACATTCTATTTATTAGGACCAGTAGGTGATAAGGTAGAACAATGGACTTTAAAAGGAGCATTTATTTCTTCTGCAAACTTTGGTGAATTAGATTGGGCTTCAAACGACCCATTATCAATAGAATTAACTTTAAGTTATGATTACGCAATATTAGAATACTAATAAAATTAGAATTATAAAAAAGAAAGGGGAGCAGTAATGTTCCCCTTTTTATTTTTTTAAAAACAGAATATATATAATAAACAAAGTTATACTAAAATATGGAACAAAACATTGAACAGCAGGTTACAAGAGGGTTAGGACAAAACCAACCATTCCAACCCAAATCATTCCCATTCGCAACAGAACAAATTACACTTCCTTCAAAGGGATTGTGTTATCCTGAAAACAATCCATTAGCAAAAGGATATGTAACGGTTAAACTATTGACAGCAAAAGAAGAAGATATCCTAACATCAACAAGTTTAATTCGAAAAGGAGCTACAATAGATAGATTATTAGAATCAATAATTGTTGAACCTGGCGTACAAGTAAATGACCTTTTAATAGGAGATAAAAACGCTATTCTTGTTGCTTCAAGAGTATTAGCATATGGACCAGTATATAAAGTAACGGTTACAGACCCATTTGAAAATGAACCGGTTGATGTTGATGTTGATATGGCAAAATTATCTACAAAGGATGTAGATGAATCGAAGTGGAATAGAGATAATGAATATGATTTCACATTACCAAAATCAAAATTACCAATTAAATTTAAGTTACTTACACACGGTGATGAATTAGCTATAAGTAAAGATATAGAAGCAAGTGAAAAAACATTAAAGCAATCCAATGAAATAACTACTCGTTGGAGAAGAATAATTACCGAAATCAATGGTAATAGAGATTTAGGATATATTAGTAATTTTGTTATCAATCAATTCCAAATACAAGATTCTAAAGCGCTCAGAAATTATATAAAAGAAGTTACTCCGGATGTAGATTTTAATTTTGAATATACATCACCTTTCACCGGCGAAAAGGAGGCGTTAAGAGTACCAATTGGGGTAGACTTTTTTTACCCTGCCGACTGATTATTCGGTAAGCTTACATAAAAAAATATTTCAAATGATATATTATGCCAATGGTGGATTTAATTGGCATGACTTATATTATATGCCTGTCAAATTAAGAGAATTCTATTTTAGAGAATTACTTAATGCAAAAGAAGAAGAGAACGATTCATACGAAAAGGCTTTAAATAAGAAAACTCCATCTTCAAGAAGTGTTAGAAGAAGGTAATTTTTATATTTTATATTTATATAAGATATAAACCAAATAATTAATGGCCAATAGAAAGAAAACACCAGTTTTAATAGATTCGGGAGAAATCAACGATTTAAAAGATGCGGTCGGTAGTTTACCTATGCAATTCGAATCTTTGTCAAAATCAAATGAAAAATTGGTTGAAAAGGTTATTCTATTAACAAAAGGTGTAACCGATTTAACCAAATCAGTATCAAAAGGCCTAAATGTAAAACCAGGTAAACCAACCGCTAAAGGAGGAAAATCATCTAACGGCCAACCTGACCCAAAACAAATTGAAAATACATACAAAAAGAACATAGATAATATGTTCAGAGGAATAACTGGTCAATTTGGAAGAAACATTGATAAAATGTTTGGTGGAAAGATTCAGAACAAATTAGATAGTTTTGCAAAAAAAATAGAAGATAGTGTACCCAAAGGTAAATTTGAAGGTAAAGGTTATTATATAGATGGACAAAAGCAAGAATTTAAAGGTAAAATTCCAAAAGGTTCTAAATTTATAAAGGATAAAGAATCTTTCAATCAAATGGGTGCAAATAATCCATTTGGTGCAGGTAAGAAAGGTGCAGGTGGTATATTATCTAAAGCAGGTGGTTCATTGATGAGAGGTGCTGCCGGATTAATGCGTGCAGCAGGTCCAATAGGTGCGGCATTTTCAATCGGTATGCAAGTTGTTGACTTTTTTGATTCAGGAAAAGCAGCACAGATGTCATCCGATATTGCTACATTTTTTGGTGGAGCAGGTGCAGGAAAAGATACAACAAAAGCATTGTTTCAAAATAGTAAAGCATATAGAGATATAGTAGCAGACTATAATATAGTTGAACCGGTTAGACAAGAGTATGCACAGCGAAGGGATATGATGGATTTCCAAAAGCAAGCAGAAATGGATAATTTGGGATTGGCACAAGATAGAGTTAAAGATGAATATAATAGGAGATTTGATAATGAGGCGGATTGGTTAAATTTTGCACATTCCCAAGCAATGGCAAATATAGATGCTGAACATGAACGAAGAAAAACTTTGTTTATGACAGGTATGCAGGCTGCCGGAAAATATATTGGAGTAAGTGAAAGAGCATTAAATGCAATAGGTTCTTCTACCGAAGCAGTAATGAATTCAATAGCATCGGTTGGTAAAAATTTAGGTGCATCCGTTAAAGATATGGTGCGTATGTCAACCGCAGCTGCAGGAGTTTCTAAATTATTAGGTGCAAGTGCGGAAGATGTTTTGAGCATGGGTAATATGTTTAGATTACTAAACAAAAGTAGTTTAGAAGTTGGTACAAATCTAACAACAGGTATAAAAGCATTTGCCGACAAGAATGGTGTAATGGCATCCGTTATTATGAAAGATATGACGGATTCATCAGCTGAAATTTATAAATTTAGTGATGGTACGGCAGAAAACTTTGCAAAGCAGGCAATAGCATTGAATAAAATGG